TGGTCATTGCTAGGGTCGTAGCTATTTTCTTGAGCGTATGCTTGATTAAAAGAATTCAGCATATCCTGAGAGGCAGGAGGATATTGAGCATCTTCGTTGTTGCGCCCTTGTAGAAGCTCACTGCCTCTGTTAGAGAAAATTGCCGCCTGATTAGCTGCCGGATCAATACCTTTAGCAATAAGGCTTTGCTCGTTTACAAAGTCAGGGTTAAAGTAGTTTTGCGCCATGCCCAAGCCGGTATATCCAAATCCTTTTTGGCCCAATTGCGTCAAAGCCGACATGGTTGGATTTTCAGCGTAATAGGCCGCTTTCTCCGCATTTGTCATGGTGTCCCATGCTGGCGTGTAATCCCCGTTGTACAGACCAGTGCCGCCTGTGCCGCCTATACCTCTGCTTGTGGCTGGGCTTGTAGTCATATTGCCAAGCAAAGATGAAGCAAAAGAAGGCTGGGACGCTTCTTTGTAGCCGCCTGGGTTGTAGCCTAGCATTTGAGCAAACGCTTCAGCCAAGTTTTGTTTAGTCGCCATTTTGCTGGTCTTTCATGTTAATCAGGCCATTGAGCATTCTGCTGCGGGTGCTGTGCCAAGGCTTAGAATGGTCACAGTCTTTGTAATGGAAAAACTCCGGTATGCCCAAAGTGTAATGTGCAATCTTGGCATTTGGGTTGTCTTGCTCACCAATTAACACATTCCATTGTTTAGGCAATTCCCCGATCAGTGAGTCCGGCAGCCATGTAAACCTGTGCAAGTCTGAGCCGCTGTGGTCGTCTATGTAATCAGGGGTTAACACATTGTTGCGCGGGTGTTCACAATTCCACAGAATAAGGCTAGACCAGTTTTTCCTTGGGTAGTCCTCGTTTTTAGCCTCCATAGGCGTGTTTATGTACTTGCGTGGGTGTTTGGTCTTGTAGTCGTGTTTAACGACCTGTACAGCCTTTGTAGGGTCAAACAGCTTGTTTAGCTCGTCTATGTCGCCCAGCATCAGCATGTCGCTGGCATCCATGAAGATTGCCCTGCCCTTAAAGCCTGTGAAATACGGAACTAGGAATCTTTGGTAAATAAAGGCATTAGAGCCATCACGCTGGCTTCCGTAAAATGGAGTGATTGCTACTGGTTGCTTAGTACGCTCAATAAGGCTTTGGCAGAAAACGTGAAAGCCAACAGCTTCCCTTGGGTCGTATCCGGCAAAGATTCGGATCATTTCAGCGTTAACCTGTACAGTGTCGAGTCAATCAGGCTGGCAATCTCATCAATGATGTTTTGCAATTGCGTATCTTCTGGCATTGCTTTTCTGTTGTTTTTGACGTAATCGCAAATGCTCTCTAAGTACCGCACAGGGTCTTTGGCGTTATGGAAGTTTTCTGGAAAGGTCTTAATCTTCTGGTATGCGCCAGAATAAGCCTCTGCAAAGCTGTCTGTCAATTCAACAATGGCTGGGTAGTACTTTCCTAAAGCCTTGTGGACAGCATAAGAGTCTGTGGACAAGTGCATAAAGTGCGTCACTGTACTAGAGTGAAACAATGTAGAAATGAAGTCAGCAACATCTTTATCTTGAGCCATGATGATTCTCCTATCTTTATTTTAGCATTTTCCATAGGACAAGCCAAGCGGATGATATCCCCGACTTCAGCCATCTTTTACGACTACTGCACCCATAAGGTCTAGGTTAGATTTCCAGAGCGCCCTCATATCGTTGGGCTAGCCGTCACATCACCACGTTTGCTCTGTTCCTGTGATACCCCTAGCAAGTTCACGCGCTGGCTTGTCAGTAAGCGCATCGCTTTCCTCGATAGCCACCGCGACATGGGTGCATTGTTTCGTCATCAGCAATCGGTACTGGAACGCAGAAAAGCCACTTTCTACTGCGTTCTGATGCAGCAACATCAGTTCCCTTTGAAGGGTAACGCATGAGAAAGTGGCCTCATGGTGTCCGGTGTTGCTGCACTTGACTTGTTTATTTTAATCGACTTTTTGACTTTTGTAAAGGGGAACACTTCCCGCCTCTTGCAGCCTGTACAAGTCCAAACCTCTTTGGTGGTGGTCATGTGCTGCGTGATCGTAGCGCCACAGGGACAAAGCCTCACTTGTGCGCCCCGTCCTGTGTCCTGTTGGTGGCCTCACGGCTGCGCCAGATTTCAATGTCAAGCCTTGCCGCCTCAATCTCCCATTTAAGGGTTTCTTCCTTTTCTATTGCCAATGCCAAACCTTTGATAAGCTGGACATATTCAGGGTCAGCGTAAGCCTCACGCTCTTGGGCATTTGCAGCCTCTACGCCCGACTTTAAAGAATCCTTCATCAGCATGGCTTTTTTAGACTTGCGAAACTCCTCAAGGTAGACCCGTTGGGCCTTGGCTTCCCCGTACAGTGGCGCTTTGTCCCTGATTGACTGCGCTGCATCTTCGGGAATCAAGTCTTTTCCTCAATGGTGTAAAACCAATCATCACCAGCCGACCATTTGCGTGTGCCGTCTACAGTCCACAAATGCTGGGCAGCTTTAAAGTCAGGAAATTTAGTCTCGCCAGGGATCAGGCTTTGGTCATACCACAAGCATCTGTTGTTGGGCTGGCAGGCAAATTGGCCGTTTTCTAATTTGATCCAGTTAAACGACTTGTGTTCTTCAGCTTGCTCTGTAAAGCCCGTGTCCACTTCCATGCCATCAGCGCAAAAGTCCACTGTAAACAGATAGCGCCCAAAGTGCCATTGCTTATCTTTGCCAAGGAACTTAACACCCAGATTGCGTAACCCAATCTTTTCCACAATTGTGAACTTGTAGCCCATGCAGTCCCACAATTGCAAAGTGTCAATAGGCAAGTTGCTAGCGCCCTCTTTCCAAACATAAGCATGGATGGGCAGCTTGTCGTAAAGCGCCCCGTAAGCAGGCAGCAGCGACTCAATGCGAAACACTTGTCCACGCAGGGCTTTTAGGCTAACCCAGATGGCAGGCTCTAGCTCGCCATGCCCCTTGGTGAAGTTGTACAAAAATTCACGCTTAACAAAACACTTAACAGGCGGCAGTGATGCCACGATATAGCTCATTCCATTTCCTCAATCATTTGCAATGCGGCTTCAGGGCTATCAATCCTGTACAGCAAGCCACCCGTCCACTTTAGAAAAAAATCGGCCTGTAGCTTCGTTAAACGCTTTTTAGAAGTGGTTTTGATCTCTACCAAGTAAGTCTGGTGCTGGTAGCCAACAAGAAGATCAACAGGCAGGCCAATGATCCACACATAAGCGCCAGCATTGCGTAGCGCAGCAACAATGGCTTCTTGATTTGCGTCAACCCTAGCTGCGTGTCTCACTTAACGATTTCCATGCTGTTGCGGCACATAGGGGCACTTGTCCGTTTCCAATGGCTTTAAGTCTGTCCACCCTAGCGGCCAACCCATCAGCCACTCGACCCAAGTTGGGTTCAGCTTGCCACCAACTTGATGAGCCAATGTTGGCTCGTTCCGTAATCTCTCGCTTGGGGCGTTTGTTTCCTTGGCGTTGTGCGCTGTTGGTGTAGGCCAATTCTGCATATTGCTCACTTGGTCGCGCAAATTCGAGGGTTTGCTTCGCCCTGGTCTCGCAAATGTTGCCTCTTTTAGAAGTGCTTGTTGTGACTTTGGCGGCAATTTGTCCATTGTTGTTGGCGTTGCCCATTTTTCCGACAATCCATATCCTGTCCCTCTGATGGTTTGCTCCAACATCCGCTGCTCCCAGCACTCCCCATCGCGCATCAAACCCCATGCTGGCCAAGTCTCCAAGAACTCGTCCAAGTCCCCGAGAAGTGAGCATTGGTGAGTTTTCCACGAATGCGTAGCGGGGCTGTACTTCGTAAATGATGCGCGCCATTTCTCGCCACATTCCTGATTGCTTACCTTCAATTCCCCCCCCCCCCCCTGCGGCTGAGATGTCTTGGCATGGAAACCCTCCAGATACAACGTCAACAATTCCTCTCCACGGCTTTCCGTCAAAGGTTTGTACATCATCCCAAATCGGGAAAGGCGGGAAAAGGCCGTCATTTTGTCGGGCGCACAATACGCTAGCTGGGTAGGGTTCCCACTCGACGGCGCAGACTGTTCGCCATCCGAGGAGGTGTCCCCCAAGAATTCCTCCACCAGCGCCTGCGAAAAGAGCCAGCTCATTCATGTCGCCTTTGCCTGTTCATTTCGTCACGCAGCGCATCAAACGCCGACTGACCACGAATTCGCGCTATGTCGTATGACACCTTGCGCCACCACAAATGGGCTGCGTTTGCCCCCATCTCCCTGGCTTTCTGCCTGTGGCGCTTGATCCACTCCCTCGCTTCGCACTCCAGCATGTGATTCATCAATGTCACCTGTTAACTCCAGCGCCTGATTGATGATGCGTGTCGGATAGGGTTTGCCGTCACGGGCTTTGTCCAAAATCTGCATCGCGATAAAGTGATTCATTTAAACCACTCCGGTTGCGTGACTTGTAGCTGGTAAAGCCTGCCGTTAGGTAACTTCTTCCAGTGCGTTACAGCCGCCCTAGACACACCCAGCAGCCGCGCCAGCTTTGCCTTGCTGCCAGCCTTGGCTATAGCGGTTTGCAGCGTTGCCTGTTGTTGTTCAGTAATTATTTGCATTGCGTTGATTGTACAGATTTCTAAACAATGTGCAATAGGCGCTGCCTATGAAAAAAGCCAAGCCAATAAAAATATATTTGGCAAAAGACTAGACAGTTGTTAATTTATCTATACAATCCATAGCAATCCCACTAATTCGGTGGGTCTTTTTGGAGCAACTATGGACATTACCTTTGACGAAATCATTGACGGGTTTCGCTTTACCGGCCAAGCAGAGTTAGAGCTTGCCGAGCAAGAAACCGATGTTAGCCCAGGCTGGCCGACTATCGTGACAGTTTTTACCCTACATGTAGACGGGTCACACAAAGACTTCATGGACATCATCAACCCCGCCATCATCCAGCAGATCGAGAAATCAATTGTGGAGGACAGATGAAAAACCTAGCCCTTGATCTTTTACTTGCCACAGCCATTGGCGTTGGCCTTGCCCTTTCCCTCATCACTTGGTGGACAACATGAAAAACATAGCAACCGCGTTGGTTAAGGCTCAAAAAGCCTTTGCGCCAGCCTTAAAAAACGCCGTAAACCCACATTTCCGTAGCAAGTATGTTGACCTAGCATCTTGCGTAGACAGCGTTATAGGGGCTTTAAATGAAAATGGGATATTTCTATTCCAGACAACAACAGAACATCCAGACGGGGTTATCTGTGAGACTAGTTTTTTGCATGAATCAGGCGAGCGTTTGGATTGCGGCAAATTATTTTTCCCCGCACCTAAGCACGATCCCCAAGGTTTCATGTCGTGTTTGACTTACATTCGCAGAGCGTCTTTGATGGCCGCTACAGGGCAAGCACCAGCCTCAGAAGATGATGACGGCAACAGTGCCACCCGCCAGTATCAAGTTATCAAAACAGTAGACGGGCTGACAGACCACATTAGCGCCATCAATGCAGCCGCTGATGAGCCACAGCTAATTAAGGCTTTTAAGGAAGGCTACGCCGCCTGCAAAGGTGATGAAGCCTGGCAGAACACCATCATCAAGGCTAAGGATGCCATGAAAAAGAAATTAGGGGCAGTCTAATGGATCAGCGCACACCCGAATGGTTTGCCGCCCGATTGGGCAAGGTAACCGCCAGCCGCATCAGCGACATCATTGGCAAAACTCAGTCAGGCTATTCAGCCAGCCGAGCCAACTACATGGCGCTGTTAATCTGTGAAAGGTTAACCGGCTCTGCTGCTGAGTCTTACAGTAACGCATCAATGCAGCATGGCACTGATACAGAGCTAGCAGCCTTGTCTGCGTATGAGGCCGCTAAAGGCGTTTTAGTGCAAGCCGAAGGCTTTGTAACCCACCCGTCAATTGAGCAGTCTGGTGCGTCTCCTGACGGCCTGGTGGGTGACACAGGCTTGATCGAGATCAAGTGCTTAAACACTGCCAACCACTTGGATATTTTGCTTGCGAAAAAGATGCCGACAAAGCACCGGCCACAGGTTCAGTGGCAGATGGCCTGCACTGGACGGCACTGGTGCGATTTCCTCAGCTACGACCCGCGATTACCAGAACGATTGCAAATGTTCATTGTGCGTGAGGTTTATGACCCTGCTTATGTGGCTGGGCTTGAGACTGAAGTGGTTAAATTTCTTGGTGAGATGGATAGCAAAATTAAGGAACTTGAAAAATTATGAAATACGACATTAGATTTGCAGCCCGTGAATACGAAATGCAGGGCGAGAAAAAAACATTTTGGACTACGCATGGAACTTTGTGGATTGATGGGGATAGGATTAAGATAAAAATGGAAAGTCAACCCGTGAGCAAAAACTTTGAGGGTTGGTTTCATTGCTTTGAACAACGCCCACTTGATTCAGAGGCTTACATTGCCCCGCCTGTTGCCCGTCCTGTTAGGGCCAGCAGTGGGTTTGATGACATGCCGGACGATATTCCGTTTTAATTTTTTGGGGCAGCGCTGTGCTTCCCGCAGTTGCCTGGCGCGTAAGTCCCCTCTTTTTTTAAGGTACATCATGGATTACAAAGACGCATTTAAAAAGATTTTTACCATGCCAGATTTCCCACGGGTGCGTACCAATGACCCCGCAACATCTCACATGGCGGCAGCATCCATTACAGACGTAAGCAATCATTACGCTCAAATTTTGGAAGCGCTTTCTACGATTGGGCCGCTGGGCAAAGATGGCATCTCGTTTTACTCAAGGTTAGACCGCAATCAGATTTCGCGGCGCTTAAACGAAATGCAAAAACTTGGTCTGATTAGTCTGACCGGCAAGACTGTTAAATCAAACTCCAATCGTCAGGAAAGAGAATGGACAATATGAGGATTAAAAATGTTTAAGTACCTTTGGACAGAACTGCGCCTAATGATTAAAACAGTAACGCCAGTTCAAGCTGTCACGCATGAATTGATGCACGCTGAACATGATCTGTTACGGGCTGAAACAGGCGTGGAATACGCGCAATCAATGGTGACGTACAACAAAAACAGGGTTAAGCGCTTGAAAGCGTATTTGGCAGAAAACGAACCCAAGGAGGCAACATGAACACAGAAACCGACCTGGAAATAATCCGTAAGGTTAAGCCGTATCCCATTGTTCCTGATGACATTGCGCCAGTGCCGCAAGCATGGCAAGTGATTGGCAGCGTTGTCGTTGGCTTTGTATTTGTGGCGCTGGCAGTAATAGCAGCCCTGTTTTTTCTTACGGGCCTTTGGATTTGGAGTTTGCTGATATGACCAAAGACGAAGCACTAAACAAAATTGCTACAGTTAACGCAATGGACTATGAATACCAAGCGTGGGCAAGAGAAGCCTTGGCACAGCCAGAGCAGCGTCCGTGGGTAGGGCTGACGGATGAAGAAGTTATAGAAATAAGCCATTTGGCATTGACCCGTGTTCAGGCCGTACAAATGACAGCAGCAACACTCAAGGAGAAGAACACATGATTGAAGAAGACGATGACATCCAAGACTACAAAAAGCCGTGGGTTAAACTAAAAAATGAAGAAATCAGCAAAATTCTTCAAGCGCACGAACAAAACTACGAATGGTTTGCGTTTGCCAGAGCTATTGAAAAATTGAGCAAGGATAAAAATTCGTGAATTGTCCGACTTGCGGCGTGTGGAGTACTGTTAAAGATACGCGAAACAAAACAGGCTTTGTGTTGCGCCGCCGTGAGTGCGCCAATGGGCACATCTTTACAACGGAAGAACATGTCAAACTTCAGAACGTGGTCGCAAGAAAACCTAGCGGAGTTCGCGCATCAAGCAAACGAAAAGATGATCCAGCAGAACGACCGGATTGAGCAGCTTCAGCGTGATGTCAAAGACGCACTGCAAGCCTACCGCGACCTGTTACGCAAATGGCCTAGTGCCTGACCGGTCAATGATTAAGGCTTGGCGGCGTGGTTTGTCGCTGATGCTAATGTGCGTCCAGGCATCAAACTCACGGATAATCTGGTCATAGGGCAGACCGGCAGCAATGATTGCCCTGACTACAGCGTCTGGTGACATGCCAGGCACTTTAAAGTCAGCCGCGCAGCCTGTCCGGTGCTGGCTAGTGTCTTTGCTGCCCACTGAATCGTTTACTTGCTTAGACCGAAAAGCGCTGTTAATCATTACAGGCTTGCCGTCCAGCGCTGTTTTTACTTGTTCTAAAAACTCAGCCAGCCGTTGAAGATTGGCAGTTTCTGCCTCGTTTGGCGTATTGTCAAACTGCCGATGGCTAGTGGCCGTAAGTTCTTCCAGCGTAAAATGTTCGGTCATTTTACTGGCCCTGCTTTAGAGAGTAAATCTGTCTTGGCTTGTGAGCCAGCGCTAGAGCCAAAATAGTACGCAATTATTCCCGTCCAGGCAGTCCCCAGCGACCCCAGCATCATCAAAATTGCAGGGTTAGCGCTGTCCACTTTGCCGATAAACATCATCACCATAATGCCAAAAAAGCCCACTGTGACTGTACCCGCAAGTATTGGCGGCATCAGGCTGCGGGTCTTTGACTGCATCTCCCGCGCTGATTTTCTGTCCTCAACTTCAAGTTTTTCAAAGTTAAGGCCAAGCTCTTGCGCTTGCTTTTGCAGTTCAATCTCAGCAATCTTGACTTGAGCAATCTGGTCTGCTGTTAGCTTGTTGTTGGAAATAAGGTCGCCAACTTTTTCAGGGTCAACGCCAATAGCTTTTGAGATTGCCGACACTGCCATGCCCGCCAGTGGGCCACCCATAGCTGTGGCAATTGTTGGTGCAATTTGTTTTAGCCAGTCCATTATTGTTTACTCCTAGATAACATGGTTGCTGCGATTTGCAGCATTGCTTTGCTTTGCTCAAGGTCTGCTGGCTCTGCTGCCCAGCCCACTGTGATCTGTCCGACAAAGCGCCCTGGCTCTGGCGGCACGGAAATGCGACAGGTGTAGGCTACGCCTTTAGCGATATACCACAGCCCCATTTCACTTTGCGCTGTCAAATACGGGCCGCATGGGATTTCGTTTGCCATTAGTCTCACTACGTCCGCATTGTTAGCAGAGTTTTGGCTAAACAGCCCCACATCCAGCCCATCGTTTGCCTTGTCCCTGCCGTTTTTACCATAGGCGCGGTACAAAATGCGAGTGCCAAACATGCTATTGACTTTGAAGACCGCCACCACCAGCGCACCAGACTGCTTAAACAAGTGAGCCGCTGCGTCTTCTACTCGATCCTCCGCAATGCTGGGAATCTTTTTAGACTCTTTATATGCGCCAATCAAAAGTTCTTGGTTTGTGTAGACAAAGTAGCCTGCAAACGTAAGGACAGCCATTAGCACCATTGCAAACAGTCTAAAAGGGCTGGAGACATATTCCAGCACCTTGTCAACAAGGCTTAGCTGCTCTTTGCTCATTTCTGGAAACTACACTTACCAGCACATTGGTCAATAATTTCAAAAGACATATAGGCAACGCCGCCAATCAATGCAAAAAACACCAGCCCCAGCAAGACAATCTCAATAACTTCGTCCATTTCTTTTTTTTGTCTAGAAGCAGCTTCTTTTTCTTTACGGGCTTCATGGGCTGATTCCACATCCATTGCCGCTGCCCTAGACTTAATCTTGTTCCAAACATCAATCTTGCCGCTTTGCATGAACAGCAGTTGTAGCTCGTCTTCAAAGCGCCGAGCTTGATCCAAAGCCATCTCGATCTGGATGGCAGTGCCCATGCTGGATTTGGATTTCTTGGCCTGTACCGCAGCCTTTGTCGCGGTACTTTTAGCATCAAAGTACTTGCCCAGAACAGGGCCAAGTGAAGACACATCATCAACAGTCTTGCTAACTTTCTTGATTAGCGCAACCGCCGCCTGTATCCCAGCTAGGGCTGTTAGCGGATCAATCATCTTGGGCCTCTGCTAATTTTTTTGGCTCTGGCTTATTTTTCTCCCGCCACTTTAAACACCACACAAGCTGCCGATCTGATGACCAACTCCACCTAACGCACTCAAAAACTGGTGCTGGTGCTTGTGCCGCTGGTGGTGGTGGCGGCAGCGCGTCCATTAGCGGCCTCTGAAGTGATCCCAGAATGCCATAGCAGCCACAAAACAGCCGCCCAGCCACAGCAAAGGCTTTGCCAGCCTGCTAAGTGTTTCAAGCACTTTAAACGCGCCCTGCGCTGCTACAAACGCAGCCGTAACATCTTTGGTGCTTTCGGTCAAAGCATCGACCTTACCCTCAACAGCCACCAGGCGGTCGTAAATTTCTCGATGGGTCACGTCTTCAGTCATAATTTTTATGCAGAAGCAGCTTGCAATGGCGTTAAATCTTCTATTGTCCAAAAATCTCTAGCAAGCATAATTTGCAAGTGACGTTTGTTGCGGCTCAAGCAATCTGCCCATTCAGTGTCGTTCATGTACTCTGGCTTACCACCATTGATGAGGTTTACGCTATCTATAGCGGCTTTGTAGTCTTGAGCAATTTGCTCTGGGGTTTGTGTTTGCATAATTTAAACTCTTTTAAGGATGGGTTGCTACATAGGCGTCAAATTTAGCATTTAATTCTTGAATTGCATTGACTAAAACAGCAATCATAGATTGGTCATTAAAGCGTAATTTTTCAGCATTTTCAGCATCCACAATGACGGGATTGCTCCCCTCTAAAGCCAAAACATCTTGGGCTTTAAAGCCATACCGAATTGGCCCATGACCTTCTGTTGCTTCCCGTGTTAGTTTGTAACGATAAGCAGTAGGCTGCAATTGGTTTACAAATTCCAATCCATGAGGCACAGGGGCAAAATCTGTTTTATCACGGGCATCTGAAACAACAGTCCACGCCACTTGAATATAAGCGTTTGTTACTCCAGTAGACCCCATGATGAATCTATTGTTTTGTGTTGTTGTAGCAAATACTGGATTATAATTATTAGCTGAATCTATTGGATTTATTAAAGTGTTACCACTACCTGTAGTGTTATCATATAAAGCAAGATATCCTATTGCTACATTACCTTGTCCCGTATTATCAATAAGAGAGTTATAACCAAGACATGTAATTTTTGACGCGGTAGTAGAACCAGAACCTGCAGAACTTCCTACGCAAGTGTTTCCAGCCCCGGTCGTATTAGCTCGCAACGCCCGCCAACCAATTGCTACATTAGCTACCCCAGTAGTATTATTTAGTAACGCAGTCGAACCAACCGCAACATTGCTGTCACCTGTGGTATTGGCTTTTAGTGTTTGATAACCAATTGCTGTACTGTCATCATCTTCTGTGTTTGTATAAAGAGCTTCAAATCCGACTGCCGTGTTTCGACTACCAGTGGTGTTTCCGTACAGTGAAGACGCACCAGTAGCTGTGTTGTGCGTGCCTGTGCTGTTAGTTTGCAATGCAGTTGTACCAACAGCCGTACAATAGACCCCTGTTGTTGAAACTGCTGCGTTATATCCCAATGCAGTCAGAAAAGGTGTACCACCAGATGCAGTCATCTTTCCATACACACTACCTTCTGCAGTAGGAGTAGCGGAAGAACCACCAGCAGCAGCCCAAGAACCATCACCACGCCAAAATGTACTTGCGGAAGCAGAAGTTCCTGAATTTAAGTTGGTGACAGGTAGATTGCCTGTTACGTTAGTAGCTAAGTTGACAAAAGTTGTTGATGTTGTGCCAGTACCACCATTAGCAATAGGCAATGTTCCTGTTACGCCAGTAGTCAAAGGCAAGCCAGTTGCATTTGTTAGCGTTGCGCTAGTTGGCGTACCCAAAATGGGCGTGACTAATGTTGGGGTTGTTGCTAGTACGTTTGAGCCTGTGCCA